CTGGTCGGGCGCGCGCCACTCTCATAAGTTAATAGGATGGTGCCGAGTGCAGCCAATGCAAGTAATCACTCTGATTCTAGGGACGATTACCGGATTACTAATTCCTATGATCGTATTCTTGGTACGTGGCGCAGTTAAGTGGACGCGCGTTGAAGCCAAGCTAGATCATGCAATAGATAATCTAACGCATATCGCGGAAGATAAAGATCGAGTACATAACGAAATTTACGCGCAAATGCGCGAGGATAGAAAAGCAACGGATCGCCGCCTTAGGTGGCTAGAGGAATATCTTTGGAAAAGGGGCCAAGGCCCCGGACCTAGAAACGTTGCTTCATAACTGAATAGCCGCCTGATGCAACAGCCGTAGAAAGCAACCGGGAGTCGGGTTATGGGGATTCGATATGCGACGCGTGAGCAAGTTGCGCGGTCGCTAGAGGTGACCAATGCAGCTTATGCAGGGTCGCTCATAGACGCCAAGATTGACGCTGCCTCACGCAGCGCTGAGGGGTTCCTACACAGGCGTTTCTACCCGGAGCGCCGTACCATCCTGAAAGACTGGCCTAACTACTCCCTAAGCCCCTCATGGGAGATGAACCTAGGGGATCAGGAAATGATTACCCTAGAGGCAGTGCTGTCAGGCGGAGTTAACATTACCTCCGATTGCAGACTGCGCCGCGCTGATGACCTAGCTGAGCCTCCTTACGACTCGCTAGAGGTGTTGCTGAATACTAGTTCGTCCCTATCGGCAGGGAATACGTTTCAGCAGTCACTATCCATTCTCGGCCTATTCGGCTACAGCGATACGTCTACCGCCCTAGCAGGCGCAACGCTAGGTGCCGGTATCGATAGTTCTGTTTCGCTGATCACGCTCAATCCCACTAGCGGCACGTACACCATTGGTATTGGCTCGCTGATCCTCATTGGATCGGAGCGAATGACCATTGAGGATCGCCGCATGGTGACGAGTGGGCAGACAATCAATGCAAGCGTTTCCGACATTCAGAATGCGCGGGTTATCTCTTCCGCAGGTGCAGCCAATTTCGCCGTAGGGGAAACGATCCTCATCGGTGCGGAGCGCATGCGAATTGATGACATTGCCGGAACGAACATTCTGGTTACGCGTGCATGGGATGGAACCGCGCTCACTACGCATACCAATGGCGACACCATTTTCGCTCTCCGCACCTGCCTAGTTCGGCGTGGCGCTCTAGGCTCTACAGCCGCAGCGCACAACTCCGCCGATCCTGTTTACGTCCATGAATACAATCCCTTGCTAGTCGAGCTAGTCACGGCGGAAACCGTTGTCATGATGGAAGGCAACGCGAGTGCCTACGGCTCTACAAGCGGCACAGGAGGCAGGCAAATACAAGCACCAGGGCAGGGGCTAGAGGACATCAGGGATCGAGCGTGGCGCGCCCTGTGTCGGCAAAAGACACGGACGGCGGCTATCTGATGCCTCAATTCCGCGTGAATGTCACTATCCAACAAAAGGGTGCGCTATTCAATACGGCAGCATCTAAGGCGGCTGCCGCGCGGATGGTTACCAATATCAATGAGGCGCTTGCCAAGGAAGGAGTAAACCGAGTCAAGCACAGGCTAGGGCAGGTGTTGCAAAACCCTACCGGCTATCTGGAATCAAAAATCCAGACAGTCAAGGGCAGCACCTATCGCGGGGTATCAGACGGTGGGGTTGTTTATGGCGGCTGGATTGAGGGTGTGGACAGCCGCAATAAGACAACTCGTTTCAAGGGCTATCGGACGTTCCGCACAGTCCAGCAAACCCTAGCTAGAGACAAGGAACAAATAGCGCAGCCATTCGTGAATAAATTTGTATCGGAGATGAACCGATGACCAATGGTTGGTCCGGCCCTGATCCGGGCATGTCAAATAATGGTGGAGTAGACCTAGAACTATCCACACGCTTTACGGTGCACGCGGATATCACAGTGACAGGTATTCGTGTGTATTACTCCACCGTGGAAACACTAGCCGGACGCAATGCGATTTTCTGGGAAGGGGGAGTCAATGTCCTGACGGTTGACATCGATGATGTGACCGCAGGCACCGGATGGAAAACCTATAACCTTGGGGTGCCTCGCCATTACGTAGCCGGACAGCGTTTCGACTTGTCACATGGAACGCGTAACAAGTTTCCGGAAGTAACTCCCACAAATGCAGCGTTCCCCCGTGACTCTTCCGATGGGGCGGTAACAGCGGCGTACGGGCATTACACAACTGCGCTAGGTACCCTGCCTAACAATGCCTCTGATTCGTTCTACGGCATTGACATTGTGTTCACGAACAATACTCCGGCAGTAAATACAAACCCGATCGTCCTAGGGATGTCGGTAGGCGTAGCAGGCACCACCGTTACCGCCTCAGTGAATATCTCAGACGAAACACCGGCATCAGTAACCATCGTTTGGGATTGGGGTGATGGCACCACCACAAGCACAGGAGCAGGCGTAACTAGCGCTCAGCACACGTACACAGCCAACGGTACCTATGCCATCCTGGCAACCGCCACGGACGCACAGGGAGCGGTGGGGGCAGGGGCAGATGCAGTAACCATCAGCAACGTGGATATGTTGACTGCGGACAATGAGACTTGGCTAGATACCATTCTCTATGCCGTTGTCAGCGATGCTAGGCGTTCCGCATATTTCGATAAGGTAAATACCCACGAGCCTAAGCGGAAGCCAGGAACGCAACTCACGGCGGCTGTGTGGGTGCAGGCAATAGATCCGATTCCGCTCGCTAGTGGACTAGCTAGCACTAGCGCTCGAATCGTATTCATGCTGCGCATTTACTCCCATATGCTGAAAGAGCCTCAGGATGCAATTGACCCTGAGGTGATGAAAGCAACGTCCAATCTCATGCGCCGGTATCACGACGATTTCGATTTTGACGGAGTAATCCGTAATGTCGATTTGCTAGGCGCGTATGGTATCGCACTGTCTGCGCAGGCAGGATACCTAGAGGTTGACGGAACCAATTTCCGAATCATGGACATTCTGATTCCATGCATCGTCAATGACGTTTGGCCGCAGGTGAGGTGAGGTAATGGCTAAAGAGTCTGGCCTAGGTGCACAGCTATACGTCGATCAATTCGACTTGTCGAATGACACGAATCAGGTTGGCAAGATCAGCAAGTCGCTTGCGCTACTTGATTTTACAGGGATCGATAAGTCTGCGATGGAACGAAAGGCGGGAGCGCTAGACGCAGGAATGACTATCACCACGTACCACAATCCAACCAATGCGCATACCGCCTATGCTCCGCTACCGCGCACGGATCGATTCGTGTCGTACTTCCATAGGGCAACGCTAGGCGTTCCCGTGGCTTCCATGGGGGCAAAACAGTTGGGGTACAACCCCAATCGTGAGCCTGATGGAAAGCTATTGGCGGAAGTTGAAGCGCAGGAGAATGGCACGTGGCTTGATTGGGGGCTAGCACTTACCGCAGGCAAGCGCACGGACGGAGGTGCGACGAATGGCACCGGAGTTGATTACGGGAACCCTGCCCCCGCTGCATTCAATTTCGGTCTACAGGCGTACCTGCACGTGTTCGCCTTCACCGGAACGAGCGCAACAATCAAGCTGCAATCGAGCACGGACAATGCAGTTGGCGACGCTTACTCTGATGTCACCGGAGGTGCATTCACTCTGGTTACAACTCCTACGAAAGAGCGCATCGCTACGGCTCGAAATCAAGCAATAGAGCGTTGGTTGCGAGTGGTCACCACTGGCACATTCTCAAACCTTGTGTTCGCCGTACAGGCGACCGTGAACATTACGGACATGACGATATGACTTTCAATGCGCCTAGTCCATTTAGGCTGCCTCCCAAGATGGGAACGCGTTCCTACAAGACGTATCAGATTGCGTCTCCCATCAATACGCATTTCCGTCCGGCGACTTGCGCTGAAATTGAGTGCGAGGCATATACAAACGGATGGACGTTCCGCGAGGCAGACCTAGACGAGAAACTGCGTTACATCGTTACGCATGCAGGAAAGCGTTACGAACGTAAACGCCTGACGGACAATGGGGATTGGTATTTGGTATTCGCACCAGGGCAACCCTGCTTTGGTGCGTCTAACCACGTAGTAACGCTAGAGCGTCCAGAGCTTTACCTAGTGGGTAGAGGCGACTGGCGTAGCTACAGCCCTAGGGACGCTAAGCAATTGCGCCCTGAGGACTGGCTAGACGATTGCCGCAACCACCAAGACAAACTAGCAACCGTATTCAACCAAGGGTGAGGGGATAAGCAATGGCAAAGTCAAGTGGTCTAGGCTGGACAGCGTGCAATGTGGACGATGCCGCAGGTGTCGCGCGTGACCTCCGAAACGATTTCACAAATCTCGAATTCTCTACCCCGTACAACGTGCAGGAAATCACGGGTATCGACAAGTCGGCAATGGAACGCCTGCTACTGCTAGCGGATTGCTCCGGCACGCTGAATAGCGTTTTCAACCCCTCTGCAAACCGTATGCACGCGGTTTTCTCGGGAGACATGCGCGTCATTCGCACGGTGGGCAATACGGTTAACGGTGTCTCGCTCAACATTGAGGCACTGTTCTCTGACTACCAACTGTCGCGTGCCAACTCAGGTGAGCTAACGGGTACGCACCCGTACGCACTCGCTGATGGCACCGTTCCCACTTGGACGTAACAAACTGATTCGTTGGTCCCTGCCTCACTACCCCGGGGCAGGGGCCGACTGAGAGAGGAATAGAGATGCCTGGTTACAAGCCGATGGGTAAGATTTATGATCTCGCGTTTGAGG